AAGAGAGGTACATTATGGTAAGTAAATATGGAGAATTTAAAGGTTATGATTGGAACACTGGTTTGTACATTTCTCGTTATTGGGCAAAGCACTATCATCCTGAACGAGTAGCAGTTAAGGTAGAAGGTGGATATAAAACAATGACTCATGACGAATATAGAATATGGAGGAATCAGAAATGACAAAAGTTTCTACTTTAAAATTCGGAGATTTATATATGTGCAATTCAGCATGGAATGAAGATACCTACATCGAATTGTTAGATGGTTCCGAGAACACATTAACTTGTAAAGCCAGACGTGCTTATTATTTCTTTCCAGACGCTGAGGTAAGTTGTTTCAAAGAAAATCAAGTAATATTTAGAGGGAAGGTGTTATAATGAATCACGAACAACTAGTATTAAAAGCGGTTCTCACCGCAAGAAAATACAACAAACAACTGAATAAGGAAGTTCTTATCTATAAGTACTCTCTCATATCTGACTCTCTTCTGAAAGCTTACATTGACGAACTCAATCTAATCCACGCAGAAGAGCAAGAATTCATTCCCGACGAACCCGCAGACGAATATGAATCAGAGCCAGCGTACTACGAATACGAACACTATAATGACTATCTTTGGAACATGTAAAGGAGGAAACACAATGAATTTAATTGCAATTCAATACATCATGGAACAGTTAATAGAACAAACTTGCTCAGATAATCTCAGACTCTATCGTAATGATAGAGTCTGCTGTATTGAAACAGATGATGGCGAAACATTTTCAGCTTATATAAATGATTTCGGATGTATAACTCTAAATTCGTATTTCACAGGCTCAAGGGTTGTTAATGGGGTTACTAGCACATCAAAAGTATACCTTTCATTGAACACATTTGAAACGGCCTTGGAATATAACATGATGCATTATTTTCCAGACTATATCGAGCGTCTTGAAAATGCAGCATTATGGGAGGATTAAATATGGCAAATATTTATTTGCAGATTGAGGAATTCTTTAATAGTAATATTTTTAAATTCTTAGCAATTATTCCGGCGTCACATCATGAAGTTTCGATTAATAATGTTTATGAAACGGGAGAAACAGAAATATATTTAACATTTTATGGAGGTCATTTATTACTGCCAGAATGTTACAATATTAGAGTATCATATTTGGATTTAAAAGGAGTTATTAAACCAGATGGTAAAATTGACGCAATGTATTTACAATGTTTGTTTGATATATTATTGAGCATGGCAAAACAACATAGGAGGAATCTAAAATGATTGAAATTATCATAATCGCTTTAATCGCAATAATATCCCTAACAGTCTACCTAATCGGTTGCTCTATAACAGCGCAAGTTATCAAGCACATAAAAGACAATTTTTAAGTTAACTGTTACACCTGTTCTACACATTATAGAACAGGTGAATTTTATTTACAAATGTCCTGAAATATGATATAATAGAGTATAGCGACAAAGGAGGTGAACAAATGAAAAAGAAGATTGTGATACTAGGTTTTACGCGACAGGAGTACGCAATAATTATGTTGGCATTAAGAAATGTGTTAACACGTGTAAATAGTGACCAACAAGACGTAGCACTATCTTTAATAGACCGGATGTATTCTAAAATTGATTGTTTTGTAGATGCCGACGAATTTTATAAGGAGAGTAAGCCATGCCAAAAAGAAGAAAACGATTAACAGCAGTAGAAAAAGAATACCGTAGAATCCGTAAAAATTTGCAGTCATGGGTACGTGCAGAAAACCGTCGTGGATTTATCTACGATACAGAAAAGCTAATTCCTAAAATTCCTAAGAAAATTACTCGCGGCTCCATAAACCGACTTAAAAAACTCACTCCTGAAAAACGACGGTCTTACGCAACAGCTTATGTTGATTTTAACACAGGAGAAATATTCACCCCAAAAGAAGGTCGTAAAAGGTACCGTCAAGACCGTAAGCTTTACCAGCAAACCGGCAACATGGATGTATTCGCGACAGCGCCAGATATTTCCAGCATTATCCTAGAGAATTTTTATGACCTCATTTCGTCCTATGTTTTTGGACGTTGGGACAGGCGTGTTACAGACAGACGTGATATGGCGAAAAGTTGGATAGACAGAATCGTAAATACTTACGGTGCAGATGCGGCGGCACAGATGCTAGAAGAAGGAAAGCGTAAAGGTAATTGGCTATCCGCCAAAGAAGCATATGATGCAATTAGACTACAAGCATCACTTAACGAAATGCTAACATATTTGAAAGTACCAGAAAACGAAAAAAGGTCATTCATGGAAAACGAATTTTATGACGAGGAATAGGACGGTATAATCATGCGAATATTTTCGTGCGACTTTGAGACAACTGTAGATGATGATACAAAACAACAAACTAGTACGGAAGTATGGAGTGCGGCTATTGCAGAACTGTATTCAGATTTTGTTACAGTGTATAATAATATTCATGATTTTATTAAGTTCTTTCATAATCTTTGTGAAGAAAAAGTGATTGCATATTTTCATAATGTAAAATTCGACGGTAATTTTCTGCTCAATACTCTCATGGAAAATGGATATAAATTCCATCATCGCAAGAAGCCATACGAAAAGCTTTATAAGGGGGAATTCGACGCAATCATTTCAGGACAGAATCGCTGGTATTCCATTACTGTCTGCACAGGACGGACATTAATAGAAATACGAGATAGTGCAAAACTTATGCCAATGACGCTAGCACGAATGGGAAAAGCGTTTAATACTAAACATCGTAAACTTGAAATGGAGTATAAAGGAGAACGTCATGCTGGCGGTTTAATAAAACCCGAAGAAATGCAGTACATAATAAATGATGTTTTGGTACTTAAAGAAGCTCTTGAATTTATGCTAGATTCTGGCAACACTCGTTTAACGATAGGAAGTAATTGTATAGCTGAATATAAGAAGTGTTTTGATAAAGAGCAATGGAACGCAATGTATCCAGACCTTAAAGCAATTACACTTGACGAACAAGCTTACAAATATCCGAATGCAGACGTATATATACGTCGCTCTTATCGTGGAGGTTGGTGTTATTGCAATCCAAAATATATGAATAAATGGATAGACGCAGATGGTATGACGTATGATGTAAATAGTCTTTACCCATCTGTTATGCATTCCAAAAGCGGTAACATTTATCCAGTAGGTAAGCCTACATTTTGGACAGGCAACAAAATACCCGAAGAAGCTTTGCAAGAGAATAGAGTATTTTTTGTAAGACTGAAAGCGCGGTTTACAATAAAGCCTAACCACTTGCCTACAATGCAGATTAAAGATAGTCTTATGTATAAGTCCACAGAATGGCTAACCTCTTCGGACGTTCAGTTTGGTGGTAAAAAATACGCGTATTATTACGATGCAGATGGTATACTGCAATTGGCATACGCAGAATTTACGTTAACAAGTCTTGATTATAAACTGTTTTTGGAACATTACGATATACATGAAATTGAGATTTTAAGTGGATGTTATTTTAATGCAGTTTCTGGATTATTTGACGAGTACATAGATAAATATATGGCAATGAAAATGAACTCCGAAGGAGGTGCACGAGAAGAAGCAAAGCTTTTCCTAAACAATTGTTATGGCAAACTTGCAACAAACGATGATAGCAGTTATCAGGAACCATATTTAGACGAGGACGGATTGCTCAGATTTATTTTGCATGAAGAGCACAATAAGAAAACGCTTTCCATAGCACAGGGAAGTTTTGTAACATCCTATGCGCGCTACTTTACAATCACACATGCACAGGCTAACTACGATAACTTTATTTACGCCGACACAGACAGCTTGCACATGTTTAAATGTGAACCAAACAAAATTGTAGAACATTCCTCAAAATTGCTGTGCTGGAAGTTAGAATCTGAATGGAGCCGTGCAAAATTCATACGCCAGAAAACATACTGCGAATTTATCCGAAAGGAAAACCATAAAAAAGTAACACCTCACTGGGAAATTAAGTGCGCTGGAATGCAAGACCGCACCAAACAGTATTTGCTTGCCACCAGACCTATTTCATGTTTTGATTATGGATTAACGTTAAATAGTCAATTAAAGCAGAAGCAAGTGAAGGGAGGGATTCTTTTGGTAGACGCAGATTTTACTCTTTACAAGCAAAAAGCGTACAAGCTGCCTAAATCTTTTGGTAAAGTGCTTGACAAAATACAATAAAACATGGTATAATGAATTGTAACAAGTTAATAGACCAAAACGAAACAATAGGCACATGAAAGGAGAGGTGAGAATATGAGAGGTCATATCACCAGAACATTCAAAATTACCGAAGCTACAATCGCGTATTTTGATACGCAGTCAGGACAGGTTGTAACCCTTCCTGAAAAAATCACAGGAAAGAAACTTGGGGATACAAAGAAAATCCTCAAAGAAGCAACAGCAAAGTGGCCTGAGCATGAAGGCAAGCTTATCTGTCTTGGAACAGCAACAGTAGAAGAGACAAGAGCCATGAGCGAAGAAGATTTTATTAAGAATTCTTTTGTTGTACCGGATGGAGACGCATAAATTAAAGAAGCCTTCGGCGTAACTGAATAACCAGTTTACTATGTTAATGAATATGACAAATAAGGAGAGAAAAGAAAATGAGAGATTTAATTAACACCACAACCGACAAAATGATGCTTTACAACGCTCGTACTGTAAACGGTAAACAGATGCAAGACTTTGTGGGCGATGAGTTTTCCGTAACTGATATCGTTCAGTACGAAACCGAGAGAAAGAACACAAAGGAGCCGGAATTGGGAATATGCACCGTACTGTTTACGGCAGAAGGAGATATGTACACCACAATGTCCCCTACGGTAAACGATTGTGTTCAGAATCTGGTTGAAATTTTTGGTGTACCTAGTGCAGAACATCCTATCAAGGTGCAGATTGCATCCGGGACTTCAAAAAGCGATAGAGAGTTTTTACAGCTTAAGGCAATCTAAAACACATTTTTATATATCTGCAAATTATGAGGGGCGCGAAAGCGTCCCTTATTTAATATAAGGAGGTACTCATGAGTAAGTACTACGACATATCGCGTTTGTTGAGTAAAAAAGATTTAAACGGAAAAACACCAGAATTATTCATTGTAACAGGCAATCGAACCGCCGGAAAAACATTCTCAGCAAAACGAACAATTTTTGAGGATTTTTTGAACGATAATAAACGCAAATTTATGCTACAATACAGATACAACTATGAGTTATCTGACTGTGAAAACTCATTTTTTAGCGACATTGCACAGCTATACCCTCCTGACTTTGAAATGCACGCAAAGTCTGAAATGAGAGGGGCTTATAAAGTTCTCTATCTGAACGACACAGAATGTGGATTCGCGACATTCCTAAATAATGCTGACACAATAAAGAAGGTTTCTTCTCGATTTATAGAAGTAGAGAACAGATTCATGGACGAATTCCAATCTGAAACTGAACATTATTGTGAGAACGAGATTTCAAAATTTATTAGCATTCAAAATTCAATAGCCAGAGGTTTCGGAAAGCAGACACGTTATGTTAGAAACATTTTATGCGGAAATAACGTATCAATTTTGAATCCATATTACAAGGCTCTTGGAATTCAAAAACGGTTGGAATCCGACACAAAATTTTTGCGCGGTGATGGATGGGTTTTAGAGGTAACGGAAAATCAAGCCGCAAAAGAAGCACTTCTTTCCAGCGGTTTTAACCGCGCATTTAGTGAATCAAATTACGTGCAATTTGCATCGTCAAACAAATACATGCTTGACACATATTCTTTTGTTAGAAAATTGGAAACCAAAGATAAATATTACTACTGCACGATAACTATAAATGACGGAGTTTTAGGAACCGCAGAAAACATAGGGGTTTGGATAAATAAGGACTGCCTTTATTTTTCCAGCAAGGCAAACGAAAAATTTAAACTTAAATTTGCTTTTGATGCGAACTCCCATTTTGAGGATACCTATTTGCTGTCCCAGCTTTCCGAGACTGCTATGTCATTTAAGCGTTATTACAATGCCGGAAAAGCGTGGTTCGAAAATGTGGATATCAAAAAAGAAATGCTTGACATATTGTCATATTTATGATACACTTATATTGAGTAGGAGTGTTTAAATTTTGGTAGACTGCTGAGGGAAAGCGGTAATACGCTGGCAGTCCCATACCGGCTTGCAATCCCGCATTTCGATTTTTAGACGCTCCTATTTCTTTAAATGTGGGATTGACGAAATAAGGGAAGGAGAAAGACGCATGAATGAGAAGCTTTTGAGGATGCTAAGACGGATAGCTGGCACAGAACTGGAAGAAGGCGAAGTCTATGACGAAACTTTTATCGGTTCGGCAATTAATGAAGCGGCGGCGTATTACAGTGAAGTGGAACGTGACCGCGACAGAATCCGTGCGCAGTACATTAATGATTTCACAAAGCCAAGTGTTGCTGAGGAAGAAGTCATTGCTGATATTGTGCAGAATGAAGAAAAGAAAGAAGTCCCGAAAATTAAAATCGAGGACTATTTAAACCTGTAAAGGAGGGTTAAGAAATGGCAGTAAAAAATGCAGTAACAAATGTTAAGACACTGTTAGCAGATTTTAGAGCAAGTCTTGACGGTACAGAATATGAGGGGCTTTTACCTGACCCAGTTAGTACTAATATTCGCGAGTTCGGCGGTACGCTTATGAACTATGAACCTGTTATGAACCGGTTCTTTGACTTTTTGGTGAATAAGGTTTCCTTCACTAAAGTGAACAAAATGTATTTTACAAATCCATTCGGTTTTGCGAAGCGTGGTATGATTCCGTACGGATATACGATTGAGGATATCTGGGTAGATATCGCAACAGCGCACGCATATGGTGAGGATACTGACCCGTGGGCGATGCTGAAAACAGAAAAACCTGACCTTAAAGTAGCGTACCACAACCGTAATCGTGAGGACTATTTTAAACAGACTATTTGGAGACGCGATTTACAGGCAGCGTTTTACTCCGAAGAAGGAGTTGCGTCTCTGGTTGACCGTGTAATAAACGGAATGTACACCAGTAATGATGTTGCCGAATTTGCATACACACTTGCGCTGTTTGTGGATTATATAGACAGCGGAAAGTTCAAATTGGTTCACGCCGACGAGCCAACGGACGAAACAACAGCAAAAAGTTTTCTTACCGCTCTTAGAATTGCATCCAATACCTTACGTTTTCCTACTCGTTCTATGAACGCGGCAGGGGTTATGAATACAACGTCTCTGGAAGATCAGCGTCTTTTTATTACTCCGAAGGCCGATGCAGTTACCAGCGTACAGGCTCTTGCTTATGCGTTCCATATGGACGAGGCTCGATTCCTTGGCAGAATTACTCTGATTCCGGAGATTCCGAATCATCCCGAAATCATAGCTGTCATTGCGGACGAGGAATTCTTAAACATCTACGACAACCTGTTCGAAGCAAATGATTTTTATGACCGTGAAAAATTGTCTTGGAATTATTGGTTGCACGTATGGCAGACTTACTTCCTCTCTCCGTTTCACAATGCCGTTGCGATTACGACTGCCGCTCTTCCGACTGTTACCAGCGTAACGATTGCGGGTGCAGGTACTTACACTCCGGGCGGAAGCTCTGTATACACAGCCACAGTAATCGGAACCAACAATCCCTCTCAGGCGGTTATGTGGTCTGTTCTCGGAAACACGTCCTCTAGTACACGTATGAATGATCAGGGAGTTCTGAGCGTAGGAGCCGAGGAAAAAGGAAATCTTACTATTTATGCTACGCCGTATCTGGATAACTCCGTTCATGGGGAGAAAGCGGTTACTGCGGCAGGTGGCTGAAAATAAAGGCGGTGCATGAACATGGAATTTATGACAGATGTAGAAACAAGAGCAATGCAATCAAATGTATTCCAGCTTTTAGGGTATATTCCCGTAGCGGAAAATCGTCAACTTTATTTTGCGTCTGAGTCTGCCAGAGATAGTTATTTTGACGGTAAAGTGATAGCTGGTAATTTTACGTTTAAATACATACGCGAACACAGAGCATTACAGGTTAACTACAATGCGGAAACGTTACTTGCATCTAACTATATGCGGTTTAAAAACACACAGTATAACGGAATTTGGATGTACTGCTTTGTGGATGCAATTGAGTATGTTAATCCCAAAACATCTTTGATACGCTTTCACTTAGATGCTTGGCAGACGTATTTTAATAATGTAGTAATACGAGATTGCGACATTGCGCGTGAACATGCACCGCGTGGTTATGCTTATAACTATAATACGGTTGTGGAACCTGTAGATTATGGAGATTATGTTATCAATCAAGAAAGCGTCTACACACTTGATTCGCTGTCTGAGGTTAACACATATTTGATAATTTCCACGGCAGACCTTGTAAATTCTGGTGGAACAGAGGACGAGGTGATTATAAAAGGGGCACCCGGTTGTGAAATAAACGGGTTGCCATCTGCGGCAGGTATTTATTTCGTGGACGAAAACACTTCAAGTTTGCAAGATATTTTTGCAAGTTTATCTGACTACGCATGGGTAGCGCAATCTATCATTTCTGTGTTTCCTTTTCCAGCAGATTTTGTTCCAAAACAGGGTATTTTTTCTAGCGCAATGGGTTTTCGTATTGGAAGATGTTTCGGAAATACGAGTCCTAGAAAACGAGTAATTGATATAAACTGGCAATCTATGTTGCCAAACTATACTCAGAAAAAATTATACTGTTATCCGTACAGCTTTTTTGAGATAGTAATGCCATCTGGAAATAGGGTAGTTTTAAAACCAGAATTAATTAACGGTGCAACGTTATCTATTTCTATTACAGGAAGTCCTATACCAGACGGCACCCTATTAGCTTCGGCAAACGACTATGATGGTAACATTAACAACAGCGATTTACTAAACGCTGGAACAAGTTTTTCTGGTTTTCCATCATTTCCTGTGCAGAATAACCAATTTATTTTATCTAAATCACAGGCGATTAGCACAAACAATTTGGTTCACAGCCAGAATCGAACTAATATTGCTATTGGTGCAATATCCGGGATAGCCACTGGTGTCGGTCAAGCAATTTCAAACGAGGGTGACGCAAGCGGGATTATTAATGCAATTTCGAATACCATTCAGAGTGTGGTTAGAGAACAGCAATCATCTGAGAGAGACAGGCAGAAAATTGATATGATGCAAAGCGCTATCGGACTTGCTGGTAATTCTTCGGGCGGAAGTGAAGCGGTATTAATGGCAGTAAACGGTTCACTGGATGTTATCATTCGTGCGTATACAGTTAAGCCGGAATTCCGTTCTAAGTTACAAAGTTATTTCGATGCGTATGGTTATAAGTCTAACCGTATCGGAATACCGTATTTAAACAATCGTCCTAGATTCAACTATGTCAGGTGTAATACCGTTAATATTTATGGTAATATACCAAACGAGCACTTAGACACCATAAGAAGCATGTTTTTAAACGGCGTAACATTTTGGCACGATTATGAGAACGTGGGGACTTATGGAAACAATGAATAGAAAGGAGGGATAAAATGGGGAGACGCAGTATAAGCCGTGACCCACTCGGTCTGTGCGGTGTAGGGTATGACCAGAAAATTATGAGTGGTGTAAATCGAGATTGGACGTACTGGAATTATCTTAGATATCTTTACGTTTTAGCGATTAGCCGTTTTAAGTGGAACAATTTACCTGACACCGTTTCTGAAAGAGTGATAGAACAGACGTTAATTATGAAAGGAAATTGTCTGTTTTTCGAGAACCCGGTTATCGGCATGGTTGCCCTACCTTCCGCGAACACAGGTAAATTTAACATTTATAACATTCCGAGAATCCGTCATGTGAATACGGCAAATGGTTATCATACTGTAAGGTATGAAGATAACAGTGTTTTAGTGTTTAATGATGCTACTTATTCTCCATTTGTACCAATCATCGAATATTATGCGCAAAAGCTGGCACGTGTTGAACTCGCAAAAGATGTAAACATCACCTTGCAGATGCGTCCTAAAATTATTCGAACTAACAAGGACAATGAGAATTCGATGCGCCAAATGATAAATAACACACAACTCGGTTTACCGTATATTTTTTATGATGATTCAGACGAGTTTATTTCTGAAACAGATAAACCGGAAGTGTTAGACTTAAGCACACCAATCATTACTGAGCCACTTGACAAAACAAAAATGGCGATACTTGGAGAATATCTTTCTTTGCTAGGATATAACAACATTTCTGTTTACAAAGCTGAACATCTTACTGTAGACGAGGGCAACGCAAACAATGAGCACATTATGGGATTTAGAAATAACGCATTGAGAAGCCGAGAAATTGGAGCCGAACAGGTTAACAGAATGTTTGGAACTAACATAAGTGTGGAATTTGACGCAAACGCACTCGCTAAGGTGGATGGAACATTACAGCCTAGTGATACCTCTGGCAGAGAAGGGTATGGCTCAGGAGAAACAAAAGAGAAAGAGGGTGACGAATAATGGCATATTATACAACAACATTACGTGACATAATTTATCATTATTCACAGGACAAAAACCCTGAAGCTCTTGCTAAACAAAACGCTGAGGAAGGAAGATACCCTTTCTTTAAACCGGAATATGATGTACCGGTATGGGAACGAATAGCAACAGCCGAAAACGGCATGATTGACAAAAATATTCAGTTCTTTTCACAGCAAATGAAAGATGATTTTTTCAAGCTTTTTTGTACTGACAACCTCATGCGTGAAATTGAGTACGAAAGTGTTACCATGTTTTTGTTACGTTTTAATGGTAATATAAGACGCGTAATATGGCGTTATAATAAGCTGTATGAAATCATGCAGAAAGATTTTGACTTGCTCAATTCATTCTCAGACGAAACTAGCCGCGCGGTTAATGAAGGAGAAAATACCGAAAACTCTGGAAACATGCACACCAGTGCAACAAATACCAACAAGAATGTGTATGAGGACACTCCGGAAAGCGCTTTAGGAAATGAGGACTACGCTACTAACATAACAACAGATAATGGCAGTGGAAGTAGCGATTCCAATTCTTCAGACAAGGGTGAACGTAAAAGAGATTTAACAGAAACGGTTACTCATAAAGGCTTCACAATTCCGCAAGGAGAAGTGCTTAAAAGAAACCGAGATACACTACCAGATGTGATTGGTGAAATGGTTAGAGAAGTAAGCCGTGGACTGTTTCTCAAAATTTTTACATTTTAGAAGGGAGGTATAAATATGGACAAAGAAAAACCTAAAAAAGTGTGCAATCCTCCATCGTGGCTTTCATTACCGTCTGCGTGGGATTGGTCAATTTCGTTTGAAGAAAATCTCGGTAAAATACTGTACAACGTAAACGTGATTGTACAATATCTGGAAGATTTACAAACGAATTATGAGGAATACACAGACAAGGCAATTGATGCTTTGCGTATAGAACTCACGGCTGTGATTGACCAGTTACGAGATTATCACGATAGAACGCTTGCAGAATTACGTACATATGTAGACCAGCAAGACACGTTTTACTGGAATGAGCATCTAAAAGACGTTACGCGAATCGAGGGAATGATAACTGATTTACGTAAGTACGTTGATGCTAACTTTAAAGATATTCGTGATAAACACGCAAGCGATGTTGTAAAAATCTATGCGGATATGGACATTATGAAGCAGAACTTAACTGCTTATGTGGATTCCAGCATAGAACGAACAAGAACGTGGGTTCAGGAAGAGTTAGACAAACTGCGACTGGAAGTAGACGAAATTAATGAGGATGGATTCCGCATCGATAATCCAACAACCGGACTGCGTGACCACGTGGGTAACACAGTTACAGATGTGTGGAACGCACTGAGAGTTCACGCAATTACAGCGGCGCAATTCGACGAGTGGTTTGAAGCGTTTGGAAATGTAGGGACTGACTTCCAGAAATTGTACATGACAGCCATTGCTTTTGACGTTCAGGCTTACAGAATCATGTACGAAAAATACAAGCATCGGATTTACAATCCCATGACAGGAGAGTGGGGAAGAATTCAGACGGCTGTAGAAGATGTTGCCAGCATGGACAACAAAATGTGTCTTACAGCAAGTGAGAGGGATAACATTTTACAGTTTAACGATGCTGACTACAAAAAGTATAACGCAACTGCTTATTTCTGGGACAGAAGTTCTATACAGATTTTTGATACAAATAATATACAAACGATAGAGCGTTCAGCAAATGGTTTCAAAAGAAAGTTTAAAATTGCTGGAACGTATGACGCACCAGAAGTTACAGAAGGCACTGTTCCATATCTTATCAAAGCAGACCTTCCTGTTACTGCGAAGCGCATAGATTTAATCAACGCTATTGTGGCACCAGAATTAAGCAACAGCGGAACTTATCAAACAGTTTCCAGAAATTATCTGGAAAGCGTGGAACATAATTTATTGGAAGTTGACTTTAACGTAAATGTGTTAAACGTTACAACAGAAAACGATTTACACATCATAGAAGCCCCCGTAATTATGTACATCGAAAATGTTGCTCTTAAGGGAGGGATAGCTTAATGTTTACAAGACAGACTCCATACTACAAGCTCGGAATTTACAACAAAATGGACGCACCATATCCCAATGAAGATTGGACAGCAAACTTCGCAGAAATTGATACGGATATGAATAGCAATGGAACACTTGCAAACCGGATTTTACAGCGGGCAAATGAAATCATTGCTAGAGTAGCACAGATAGTTTCCATTAATGTTAACATGAGGGAACAGTTAACATTGGCAGAAGCAAAATTTCATGAACAGGACGGCAACGCCACTACTGCGGTAACTGTTGCTACAAACGCCGCTACACTTGCTAACACCGCTTTGACAAATGCAAACAACGCGACAGACAGCGTGAGTAAATCGGTTGCACTGGTTACACAAGCACAGCAAGCAAACAATAACGTTGCTATTTCCATTTCTGGTTTAGACCAGAGAATAGCCGCTCTGGAAAATGCATAGAAAATGTTTCACGTGAGACATCTATAAGGAGGAATTCAAAATGAGTAGTACAAACAAAACACCTAACTATGGTCTTCCGCAGTACATCGACACCGATAAACCCACATTCCTTGGAGATTTTAATGACGCAATGGGAATTATCGACAAGGGAATGAACGACAACAAAAATTCTGCTGGTGAAGGCTCCAATAAAATGGATGAAGCCAACGCGAGAATTGGGGACGCTGAGGAAACTTTGACTGAGACTCAGAATCGGGTTGATAGTATTAGTGGACTGGCTGATACTATTGAAACCAAAGTTCAGACTGCGTTGACTCAAGCAAATGATGCGGCTACAAAATCTGGTCAGGCTAATACCAATTCTACAGCGGCTGTAAATGCGGCGAATCAGGCTAGTACGGATGCAAATGCCGCGTTACAACAGGCGCAGGGGAATGTGAGTCAGATTAATGGGCTGGACGCTAGAGTCTCAGCGCTCGAATCAAGTATTGCAAAAGCGGGAGATTATTTATTAGCAGTATCAACATCTGCCAATGGGACTGGAAATCCCGGTGCTGCAATTGGAAATTATGCTTTTCCCGAAACAATAACAGTAGACGATGAAGAATATACTTTTCTTACTTCTGGAGGATATTCTTCTGCCGCTTTTGGAAATGCAAACTGTATTGTAAATATTACAGATAAAGGTTTCACATCTACGGCAAATAACGCTACATTTATGCTTGCAAGTGTAGTCGGGTTTTATGCAAAAACTTCCAAAATAAATAATTATGTTGTAGATTCTATGACAATTTCTACTACTACAACGTCTATTCCAAAAAAAGATGGATATAAATTATTATTTTTTGCAGGTACCGGAAGTGTTTCTGGAAATGGCTCAAAATTTATTTCTGGAAATACTGGGTTATATAATATTAATGGAAGTTTTAGCAATGCACAGCTAGTTTATGGTAAATGATAACTAGTAACGCATACTTACAGTTGCCGGGCATGACAGAAAACGCTACAGAACTATGGCCTTTATTTAAGGCTATGGGATGGACAGAATATGCGATTGCTGGAATGTTCGGTAACTTGCAGACAGAAAGTACTTTTAATCCGGGCATCTGGGAAGGATTAAATGCGGGAAACACCAGTGGAGGTTATGGTCTGGTTCAGTGGACACCAGCAACAAAGTACTTTAATTGGTGTAGAGACAATGGCTGGACAGACTATAGTAATTATGAGCACCAACTTGCACGGATACAATGGGAATTAAATAATCATGAACAGTATTACCCTACCAGTAAATATCCATTGTCATTTGCTGAGTTTATAAAATATACGCCTGACACAAGCATTGGAATGACAGACGAACAGTGTGTTAAATATTTAGCGGACGCATGGTTAAAAAACTATGAGCGTCCTAGCAATCAGAATCAGCCGAAACGCGGAAGTCAAGCATGGTATTGGTATCAAGTGCTTGCTCAAGGAGAACCTGAACCCCCTCCTGAACCCCCTACTCCCCCACCTGATCCACCACCTGAACCTGAACCAGAAAATGAATATTTATACTTATGGGAATGGAACGGAAATTTTTATCTTAAAATGACACAGAATCCATTGTATTTTTTACCGTGGCAAGTTAGACGTATTAGTACAGATATTGTAAAATATAGAGATACCTTGTTTTATTTTATTGGAAACGGGTACTACAAACCGAAAGGATAGAAATCATGAAAAATATGGAAATAGCAATACACAGCGGGCTTACACTTTTACTTACATGGATAACAGCAGAAACACAAGCTATGTTTCCAGTCATGGTTATACTTCTGTGTTGCATGGTTGTGGATTTTATCAGCGGCTGTGCGAACAACGCGGAAAAAGAAGGATTAAGCTCTAAAGCGGGTGTTAAGGGAATTGTTAAAAAGGTTGGTTATTTATGCGTGATAATTGTGGCTATGTTTTTTGATTACATTATCATGTATGCATTGTCTATTATGGGGATGAAATATGAGATTACAATGTTCTTCGGATTACTGGTGACTGTATGGTTTATCTTAAATGAATTGCTCAGTATTCTGGAAAACGTTGCTGGTTTGGGAGTTCCGATTCCTGATTTTTTAACTCGCTATGTAAAAGACGTGAGAGGAAAGATTAATAAAAAAGGGGAGGAAAATTTGCATGATTAAAGGTGTTGATTTAAGTGCTAATCAGACGGAAATTGACTGGAATAAGGCACACAAGAGTATTGAGTATGCGATTTTACGCGCTACTACAAAAAACAATAAACCTGATACACAATTTTACGTACATGCGGCTAATTGTAAATTATATGGTATTCCATATGATATTTATAAATATATGTACGCAACTAATCAGGAAGAAGCCTATACAGAAATAAAAGGTGTATTAAATGCATTGCTGAATTCCGTAAAAGACAATGTCACTGTTATCTATCTTGATGTAGAAGACGGCAGTTTACGAAAATTAGGTTCAGAAAAACTTACTAATCTTATTTGTTATGAAGCAAATATGATTAAAGAAGCCGGTTTTAAATTCGGCCTGTATACAGGGTTATCATTTTGGAATGAACATAATTTCAATCATGAAGAGGTTCTTAAATTACAACCTATTGTATGGGCGGCTCGATACCCTCATGATAATAAGATAAATTCTTATCCGATTGAGGAAGATATTCCTGTGGGAAGTTTGAACCCGAATTTACCGAATCAGATAGGTTGGCAGTATACTAGCAAGGGCTTTGTGGATGGAATAAAACAGAGAGTTGACCTTAACGCATTTGATGATAGCATTTTAAGTCTGCATCCAAAAGAACTGTACGAACTGTTTCTGAATGACGTGTTTAACGGAGAGAGTATCAGCAAAGCTTTAGAAAGTATCGGTTTCGATGGAAGTTATGAGTACAGGAAAAAGATTGCGGCTGTGAATGGAATTATTGACTACAAGGGTACGGCTGAACAGAATGTGCTTATGCTGAATTTACTTAAGGCTGGAATTTTGATTAAACCTTAATGGGAAAGGCGGAGCCGTTTTTTGACTCCGCCGCCTTGTTACTAATCGCGTGATTTCTTGTGAATGTTAACTTTGAGGTTTGTTATCGATTGTGCGATTGAGAACAGACCTACTGCGATTAGTATGTTCGTATCTCCGGAGTAAATAAAGAGTGCTAGGGAGAGTACGATTAGAACGTAGTTAAGTACTATCATGTGTGTTCACCTCCTTTGTGTTGGACTGAAGGTTTGACCACCCCACCTACAAGGAATTGTATTATTTACAAATAGAATAAAGAAACTCAAGTGTTTCAGTATTAAGCTTTAGAAACTGTGAAGAAGTTATCGCTCCTAACTTAAAAGCCATTTCAGCTTTTCCAAACACTTGATGTAATAATGTTTCTGCTTTCATATTCTGTGCATATTCTGCCTCGATTAAAAGTGCTTCGAATATTGTGTATTCTTTATTCATTAATATTTACCTCTCTTTCTGAATCCCTATATCTTGTTTCTATAATCATTATAGCATAGTGTGCTGGAAAATGCAAGCTTTATTTTCGTGATGGAGGACAGGGATTTTGGTTTTCCAAAGTGCATGTTTTGGGGCCGCGACCCCCAGG